AATCAATTGTTTTATATTACATAAATACCAACCGCTAAAACCTCCATTTGTATAAGGTTGACCAGATAAATGAGTTGCTAATGTGGCTTGTGGTACTACTGTTTTTTTATATGCTAAAACGGTGTCCGTAACTTGATTAAATGTAGACCAATCTACAACTACATCATTAACGTAAATTTGTGTACCTAAATCATCTGTAAAGCGGTCTGTATTACCAAACTTATTATTATAACTTAACGTTAAAAAATCAACTCCACTACCTTGTTCTAAATCACCATCATCATTAGTTTGAAAACTAACTGTCGCACCTGACTTTGTTAGTTCGCTAGAATTTAAACCAACCGCACCAGGGTTACAAACTAAAGGAGTTTGAGCCGGTAATGTTTCAGGACTTCCATCTGTTTGGGTGTGAGTAATATCAGGTAGAATAAGATTACCCTCTGCAAATATTGAAGCGTTATAAGTAAAATCTGAGTTTGCAACGTTTGAATCAGCTATTTCTTGTGTCACACTTCCACCACTTGTAACATTAACAGTATGTAAAACCGTATTATTTTCATCCTCTATTATTACTGTACCATCTAAACAAGCCCCTGTATTATAATAAAAACTACCTCCAGCCTGGACATATTCTTTAAATACTGAATTTTCATAAATAGATACGGGGTTGCAAATACTAACTACTACAGATGAATTTTCGCAAACATCAACTACATAAGGTAGGCTCAACTCCAATTGACAACCACTTACCTGGTCGGTTAAAATCTGCTTATCATAACCTTTATTAGTAATGTACTCACCAAAATTAGTGTGCCCTGTTACATCATGACTTTCAATTTCACCGAATAAATCACGCCTCTTTTTTATAACCTTAATTATAAAATCTATTTCGTTAGCCATTGGATCAATAGCATTTGTTTGGTGTTGGCTTATATCCCAATCAGGAAAATTAATATCTGTTAAAAAGAATATGTTTAAATCTAATGTAGCGTTAATTGCTGAAGTATATTTATCATCATAACCAGCCTTTAAAAACTCTAAAATCCAAATTATCGGGTACTCTTGTGTAGGTTTATTTTTCAATTCACCGTTTACTTTTTGCGGTGTACCGTGAACAACTAAGGGCGCATCTAATACAAAAGAATCTACTGTAGGTACACTTGCACCACTTAAAACTAAAGTTGTATTCAATACAAATGAATCAATAGTATAAGGTACTGAGTTAATTGTAATCTTTGCTTTAGCGTGAAGGTAATATGTATTATCTACTGAAAGTGTATAGGTGCCATCTCCATTTTCTACAATACTGATTATATTAACGGTGTGCGCTGTTGTTGTTATAACGTCACTTAAAATTTTTATTGGTTTAATCATTGTAAAAATTGTTACACTTTTATCTAGTACAAATATACATAAAATTATTTTAATAATATGTTTGTTCTTATTGTTTTTAAGGAACATCACTCACAATATCAGCTACATTCATGTTTACCATAGTAGCATCCAAAGTTCCGTTAGTGTCCTCTAAGGTTGGGAACGTGTCACCGTCACCCATACGCCACCAATTATCGGGGGTACTTGTTAATGTGTTTAAATCAAAAGGTGAACCACTGTTGTAAATTGCAGAAGCGTTAGCACTTTCATCACTTGACCAAATTGCTAACTCATCTATATTGCAATTTCTCATGTATTGACTTCCCCCGGTTTGCCTACCTAATCTAAATAAATCGGTAACTATTCCACCACTAAAACCGTAATTATCATTTGTATTAGTAGGTGTTTCTAATACTCCATTTTTGTAAATTTTAAAACGTGAATAACTTGTACTTATTCCACCACTACCGTTTTCAGTTGTTCCACCATCATAAACGAATAACCAATGATCCCAAACCCCTGAAGTAGTTGAACCACTTGAGCTAAATATATCTAAATTATTGTTATTAGTGCCATATAATACAGCTATTCTACGCCTTGAAGCATTATTACCATTATATCTAATTTGTACCCTACCTTCATTATTTGTATCATCCCCACCAAAACATAAAATAGTTTGGTTTTGATTATTAGAAGTACTAGGTTTAAACCAAAAACCAACTGACCAAGATGTACCAGTATTATTACCACTTCTATAAAGTGGGTTTGAAGTATTAGCAGTTAGATCACAATAATCATTTTGTCTAAAAAATACGCTTTTTGTATTACTAAATGGAGGACTTGAAACAGTTAAAACAATAGTTTCAGAATCTTCACCATAATAATTAATCGCTTTTACTGGTATGTTATAAGTACCATTAACTAAAGCTGAACCGCCTATTAACTTTCTCACATTACCCTCTACATTTACAATATCTGAAACAGTTGATAAATCCCATTCATAACCAACCCCATAAGTAGCAGTTAATTCATAATTAAGTGTTTGACCTTGAACTAAATTTATAGTTAAGTTAGAAGTTATTACAGGAACATTACCACCACCACCACCAGTAGCTTGAAAAATAGCGTTTAAATTGTTTGTGGTGGCTTGTCCGTCTGCACCCCATGCAATACCGTTATTATCTTCAAATTCTGTGTAATTAATATCTGAAAGTATTTCTATACCTCTAGCAATATCAACTACTGAAAGTGTGCTATCTGTTGGGTTATCTTGTACGGCTTGTAAATTATTTAAAAATTGCGCCCCGTTATTATCTTCAACGAATATAGCATTAGCGTTATTATCTCTGTAAATTACTATCATATACCACCTTTTACAACTTGTATTACTGTGCCAGCATTTACTAAAGTTCCTTCATTCTCTAAATTAACTTGTATTTTAATGTAATTATCTTTTGTATTACTATCACCCATGTAAATTAAATCGGGTTTTAATGCTAATCTATAACCAACGCCTGAACCACTATCTAAACGGCCTTTTATTGTTTCAAGTTGGTAAACACCAGTACCCGTTCCTAGTTCATACCTAAATTTTAAAAGACTATTGTTTACACTAGGCGTAATTGTATAATCATTTCTAATAAAAATAGTATCACCTATAAATAACTGTTTAGGATCAATATAACCAGTACTATTATCCATTAGTTGGTTAACTCCAAAAGGTAAGCTACTTAAATTAGTAAAAGAACCTAGACCATTATTAGGTATGTCAGTCCAAGTATTAGCTAATAAAGTAACTGGAGTAGTACTAGTAGAAGAATCATTATAATCTGCAAAACCGTTTTTAATTTTATCTTTTACGTTTATACTCATAGTGTATTTCTATTTAAGTTAAAAGTAACAGTAGAACCACCACCAACATTAGTAGAAGTATAAACAAACCTAATATATTTAGGTGTAAAATATTCATCCTCAAATAATTCAGGCAAAGAAAAATTATTTATATTTTCATAAGTAGTAAAACTAGATAAATCTGTACTATTAGAAGCTTGAAATTCTATAGTAGGTTTTGGATTACCGCCATTCAATGTAGGGAACCAAACATTAAGCGTATAACCTTTAAAATCTGCCCATTCTATAGCATCTGTAGTAAAATCTGCATCTGCTGGGTAGTCGTTTATTTCAGTACCGGCTTTATAAACCGTTATTTGTTCCTTAGTAGCCATAATTAAAAACCAAAGTTATTTACTACTGCCTTATTCATACCATTATACTCAGGATAAACACTATCATTTTCGCAAATATACCATTGAATAGCGTTATAAGTACCCATAGCGACGTTATAACGTTCATTTAAACCATATTCAACTTCTTTAACCGGTAAACTATTACTAAATGTATTCTTAACGTTACCACTAATAGTATTAAAAAAGTCGCTATTACGTGCTATATTAAAGTATGTAAAGCCTTTTAACATTACTTTTATACCTTTAGAACGTCTTTGGCATCCTGTGCCTATAGTATCATCTATGCAAAACGCATCAAATATATCTATAAATCTTTGTGTTTGTGGCACATCATTAACCAAATCAGCTATGAACAAAGCGTATAAATCACACCCTAACAAATCCAAAAGAAATTGCTCCTGGTTTTCTGTTATGTATTCATCTAATACCGCATTTTGGTAGCTATTACCTTTACTCAATTGATAGAATCCCGTAAAATCTGTAGAAGTTAAAAACATTGCTTTCTCTTTTTACCACCGCAAACCCCATACGTCAATATGGAGTGAGGGGTAGACATAAAAAATGTTTAGGCTTTTTTGCCTTGTTTACTTTTTATAATATTTTCTGCTGTTTCTTTTGAAACTTCATAAGTTTTACCAACGATCAAATGTTGTGGTTTTCCTTGTGGTGCTTTTATACCTTCTACTTTTACAAAATCTTTTTCTTTATTTTTCATTTTCTTTAATTTATGTTTTTTACCACCAAAACCCCACACCTATTAAGTGTGAGGCGTTAGGGTTAATTTATACTAATTAAGGAGTTTCTAATGCTGCGTTAGTTGTAGCAAATACACCGTAAACAAATGCCGTTGTGTCATTGTTTTGGATAATTACTTCACCTCGCCACTCAGCTAAGATACTTCTCATGTTCTTTAAAAAATCACCTGAATCAAGGCCAACCTCTACAGTTACATTTTGTCTTTCAGCTAATAACGCTTTCGTCATGTCACCTACTAAGAATGTACCTACAGTCATTTCAACAGTTTCAATAATTCTAACTCCATCAATCATTAATGTAGAACCAACTTGTAAAAGTCTGTCAACATAACGTTTATCTGTAGCAGTTAATTTAACTAATTTTAATGCTGTCACATCTGACGGGTGCATAAAGATAGTTAAGTTTCCACCATGGTTAGCTAATCTAATTTGGTTCATTGCAACTACTAAAGAATCAGCATCATTTGCTAAATCAACTGTGTTAGCGAATGTACCAGCTGCAAAGATAGTTGATTGTGTATAGACACCATTTAAGTTAGTTCCTGTTCCATCTCCTAAAAGAATTTGAGAATCAACTCTAAGCATTAATCTAACGATCAATTTGTTTCTTAACCAAGAAGCCATAAAAGATACATCAGATAACATTTCTGTAGATACTTTGAAATATGCAGTTTGTTTTAATAAAGCAACTGAAGTTACAACAAAGTTATTATCAATTTGATTTTTAATTGATCCTTCAGCGGTTCCTGAAGCAGCTCCTTCTTGTGCAGTTTCATAAACCCAATCAATTACATTTGCTGTAGTTGAAATTTTAGGTATAATAGGATAGATTGCATTTGGTACTTCTGCAATATTATTAATCCCGTCTAAACGTTGTGCTTGTGGCATATTACCACCTGACAAGTTATTGGCAAAAGTCATATCACCAACAGCTTTTAAGTTTAAATCAAAAGCAAATTCTTCTTTAGATCCTTCACTTGAATTTTTAAACGCATCTTTGTGAGTTAATAAAGCAGCTTCAATAGTTCCTTCAGCTTGTGCAATTCCAGCACCTGAGATAGACCCATTTTTCAACCCTTCAATTACTACACCTTGCTCTACTAAAGCAGCTTTTAATGTTGCAACTGATTGTTCTTTTAATTCTTTTACTGATTGCTCTAATTCAGCGTGTTTTTCAGAGTTCTTTTCATCTTCTAAAGATTTAAGTCTTAACTCTAATTCTTCATTTTCGTGTTTTAATTTCTCCACATAGTAAGAATGTAATGCTTCCGCATCCATACCTTTAAGCTCTTCAGCTGATTTTACTTTAAACATTTGTTTTGTTTATTAAGTTAATTAATACTTCTTTTTTTGCTTGCTCTTTTACTTGTTCTGCTGTCGGCTCAATTATCAAAGTGTCCTTAACAGACGGCTTCATATTTTCGAGTGACAAATGCAATTGTTTAAGCTGAGCGAACAACTGCTCAATATTTGCTAATCTATTATCAGTACCTTTACCATTCTTTAAAGCACCTTCTAATATGATCGTTAATTCGTTTATTCTTTTAAAAGTTAAATCCTTATCAATTAATCCCTTTGCAACATCTATTACTGGAGTTAAACTATTAGCCCCAAATGTTACACCGGAACCTTCCCAAAGTTTAACCTCGTTTATATCATAGTGACCACTCTCAGAATATATAGATTCCTCAATATATTTCATTTTGTCACCGATATAATTAAACCCTATCGAATGTTCGATAAGTATTCCATCCTGGTAATCTAATAAAGCATCATTACCTTTTGTAGAGTTACCCATTTTAGAAATGAATCCTAAACCATAATCATCTTCAAATAATTCTGTAATTTTACCTATTTGATGTTCCCAATCATGGTTTCTAAGGTGTGCTATTTTTCTATTACCAGTGCTATTTACGCCTCTTTCAGATATAGATTTAGCAAATGCGCCTTTTCTTATAACGTCATTATCACTATCTAATGTGTCAAAAGAAGCAA